GCACCCACCACGGACCAGAATGCAGAAGTCAGCACGTAGCCCAGAACGCCGCTCATGGTTTTTCTTCTTTTTCTTTAGGTGATTCCTGTCCCCTGCGGGCTTTCAATGCCATCGCTCCCCCGACAATTGCCATAAAAATGACGTTGATCTGCGGGTCTGGCTTATAGGTCGCCGAGAGCAGGGCAACAACGAATGATGTAACCCACACGCCGGTCACTACCACAATGATGACGTTGGCCAGGCCAGGCGAGATCACGTGCCCTCCGTCGCGGCCATCTCAGGCTCGTCACCCTTGATGGCCTCCAGTTCGGCGGTAAGCGCCTCAATGTGCACGGTGAGACGACGCTCTATCTCGGCGCGCTGAGCGGCGATGCGGGTCAGCTCTTGCTCGTCTACAGCCTCGTCCACCATCAACGACAGTCGGTAGTGCTCAGCCTCTAGCGAGGTGACCCGCTCGCGGCGTAGTCCGGTGAAGTCGTTTCGCGTCAGGAAAAGGTAGTCCATGCTCACTCCGAGGCTGTGTAGGATTCAATGATGGTTTCGCGGACAAACAAATCTGCCCGGCGCAGACGCGCATCAGAAGCGTAGGGGTACAAAAGAACCTGGAAACGCAGCCGGAATGTGGATCCGGCTGACAGTGACACCGGAATGATGCACGTCCACATGCACTGCACACCAGGCGCCTGCGGCCACGCGGAATCCACCGTGGTGGCCGCGCCCTCCTGGTAGTCGGTGTTCGCCGACACAAACGAGCCGCCGTTGATCGAGTAGAACCATCGCACCTGGGCGACTTGCCGGTCCGGGGTGGCGCCCGAGTTGAGCTTGAAAAACAGTAATTCGAGGCGCATGTGCGCTTCCAGCTGGGTCAGCGTGGAGGAGCGCACCGTCATGGTGGGCCAGGTGTAGGTGACGCTGGAGTTTTGCCCCACGAACAGGCCGTTGGGGTAGTCGCCCGGGTCCACCCATTTGCGCTGGCAGTAGTGGGTGATGCCTTGGCGCACGTCGCGCAGTTGCACCGGGCGGGTGCCGCTGCCTCGCCATGAGGCGTTGGACTGAAGACGCCCAGCCGGATCCACCTTGGCGACGTTGACCAGGTCCGGGCTGCCGGAGACGATGTCGGCCTGGTTCCAGCGCGACAGATCGCCCGTCCACGTGTTCGTTGACGATGGGTAGGTGGAGAACGTGGTTGCCACCCGCGTGGGTGAGCCGTAGTTGTGCAGGCTCGCGCCGATCGACGATTGCAAGCCGTTGGTGGCGTCAATGCCGGCGAAACCGGTCACCCCGGGTAGTGCGTTGAAGGTGCCGCCGGAGATGCTGGCGATGGTGGGGAACCACGCCAGTCGGGCGGTGACTAGTCGGGTGAGCACCGCGCCGAAGTCCAGTTGGCCCCAGTCGGTGCCCGACACCCGGCCTAGGGTGATCAGGTTGGGGGCGACGCTGGCGATGGCCGCCGCGTCGGAGGAGCCCGGCTGATAGCGGTTGGCCTGCCAGATGACGCGCGTCGGCGCCGACTCCTGCCCGTAGCCCAGCATGCCGGTAGTGATCGCCCCGGCGGCCTGCGGGCCCACGGTCAGCGACGCACTGGTGTCGGGAGTGGTGCCGCCGAACGCCGCGCCCTGGGTGGAGGTCAGCTGCCCGGCCCCGGACACGGTCAGCACCGTCGAGCCGGACGAGTTCACCCCCCGCAGCAAGGCGGTGACATTGGAGTCCCCGGCGCGGATCTCCAACCCCGCCTCGGCGCCCAGGGGGGTGATCCGGGCGCGCACGGCGGCCGGTACGGCATCCAGGCCGCCGACCGAAAGTCGGCCAATAGTCCCGTCCGCGCTGCCGCCGAGGATGACCTGTTTGCGGACCGTCAGCCCGCCCTCCCACGTGGCCGACACCCCCGGGCCGTTGGCCACGCTGGTGTGCTCGACCCGGAAAGCCTCAGCAGTGACCGCGGGGGTGGTGTCCGGGGGTCGCACCAACAGGCGCTCGGGGATCCACGCCTGGGCTCGCCACGTGCCGCCGGAATCAGTGCGGTACAGGTGGTATCCGGTGTTGCCGCCGCCCAGGTCCAGGGTGCGCTCAAACAGCTCGCCCGACACCATCGCCGGGGAACCGGTGGGCAGGGCCGCGGCCGGGGTGCGCCGATCCATCGCGGCGCGGGCCTCGATGTTGGAAAATGCCTCGTTGAAATCGTCGCGGGACGGGCCGTCGTCGCCGGATGACCATTGGACCAGGCCGAACCGGGCGGTGCGTGTTTCGGTCACCTGGTCTCCTATCCGGTGTAGTGGCGCGCGTCCCAGGCGTCCACGGCGACAGTCTCGGCTGCGGCCAGGGCGTCGAGCAGGAACGACACGCTGAGGGTGGTGGCGCCCGCCGGGGCCGTACCGGTCAACGGCGGGGTGCGCGTCCAGGTGTTCGCGGGGAAGCTCACGTCCGGGCCGGTGACGCTCGCGCCCGTGGACCAGGTGATTTTGATGCGCCCGGTGCGGGTCACCGTGGGCTTGACCGAGCACGCCGCCCGGTAGTCCTGCCCGGCGGTCACCGCGCCCGTGCCGGACACGATGCTGACCTGCCCGCCCGCGGTTGCGGTCAGCCGGGCTTGGCCCAGCCCGTCGATACCGCCGGCTACCCAGGCTTTGGTGGTGTTCGCCCCGGCCGTCCACGTCGACGTGTCGGCCTCGTAGGAGGCGTTGGGCACCAGGTTGCCGGGCACGCTGGCGTAAGACAGCCCGGTTTCGGCGATCTCGTTCCACGTCACGATGCCGCTGGTGTCGGTCTCCCACTGCGACCACGTGGGGCGTAGGGCCTCCAGGACGTTCCAGGACGCTTCAATCTGGCGGTGGTGCAGCACCACCCCGGCCGGCTTGACCCCCTTGCGGGCGATGGCGTCGAGCACCGCTTGCGGGGACGGGGTTTCGGTGGCCCGGGTGAGGATCACCACATCCCAGGGGCCGCCGGGGGCGCCGCTGGCCAGCTGATGCACGATGACCCGCGCATACTGGGTGCCCGACAGCACGCTGCGTGCCGCGTACTCGATGGTTTGCCGGGTGCCCGCCATCCACCCCGAGGTGGCGTAGCGGATGGTGTCGCGCTGTTCGGCGACCGACGCCGCCGGATCCAGCTCGCCACCGACGAACTGCACTAGCCACGGCAGCCACGCCGCGTCGGCGGTCAGCGGGTCGCCCAGATCCGAGGTGCGGTACACCCGGTTGTCCCGGTAGGCGTCGAGGTAGTCGGGGTGCAGCGACCACGGTTCGGGGGTGGCCGGGCCCACGGGGCGCTGCCCGCGGATGCGCTCAATGACGGTGTCGATGTCGCCCAGGCGGCTACTCAGGGCGTCGATGTAGAGCAGGAAGGGGTATCCGGCGTTGGCGTCGAAAACCTGGTAGGCCTCCGGCAGCCGGTCGAAGATGCGGGTGGCGACGACGTTGACTGCGGGCCGCGCGGGCAGGGTGGGGATCGTGGTGCTCATGTGGGTTGCGGCACCACATGCCCGCTGCCGCTACACGCCAGCCGGTCTTTGGGGAAGTGCAGGGACAGCTTCACGCTGCCGCTGCCCACCCGGGAGGCGGTCACCAGCATGTCGCACACCGGGCAGCGGGGATCGACCGGGACGGGCTTGTCACAGGTGATTGGCTCATGGGCATACTGCGGCAGCTCGCCGTGCAACCAGCCGATGTTCTTAATCAGCTCGATGGGGCGGCGACAATTCCGGCAGGCGTTGGTATCAAGCACCACCACATGGCCCTCTATGTTCATGGGGCCTCCGTGATGGTCACCGTGCCCGCGTTCGGCAGCGCCTTGGGCGTCGACGGGTTCACATCACCGGAGGAGCCGTTGAGGGTGACGGTGGCGACGTAGTCCACGCCGGGTACCTGGTCGATCACGCTGACGAACTCGTTGTGGCGCAACGGCGCTCCGGTGGGCCAGGTGACCGGGTCTACGTAGGTGCGGATCGCGGCCTCCACCGACAGCGCCACCGTCGCAGGCACGTAGCCCGAGGCGGTGCGGATGGTGGCCACCACGGTGATGGTGTCCAGGGTGGCGTTGATGACGTGCACATCGAGCATGGCCGCCGACTGGGCCTCCAGGGTGGCTTCCAGTTCGGTGAGCACGGGCGCCGACAGGGTGAGGCCATCGGGGTCGAGCACTGCCAGGGTGATGTGGCCGGGGTCGGAGCCGGGGGTGTTGGGGGTGACCACTGACCCGTCCCACAAGTCGATGGCCATCACTCGGCCCACCCGCGGATCCTCGTCCAGCGCGGCATCGAACTGGCGGGGCACCACCAGGGCATCGGAGAGCCGCTTGAGCCGGGCCACGCCGCGGTCGCGCCATTCGGAGTCGGTTTCGGGATCACGCCCGCCGGTCACGGTGGACGACAAGGTGACGGTCTGCACCATGTTCAGCTGGTCGGCCAGGATGAGCTTGGCTCCGGCGCCGACCCCGTTGGCCGCCGCGGTCATGGTCTGGGTGATGAGGCTGATTTCGGCGCTGGTTTGCCCGCTGGCGATCTGCACGTCGGGGGCCTGCGAGAGGAACGTGACCACGCCCGAGGCCAGCTGGAGGTAGAACCGGGTGCCGGTGGGCACCGTGTAGCCCAGGCCATCGGCCACGGCCAGGGTGGCGGTGGCGGTGGCCGGCGCACCGTAGTCCTTTTCCACCCCGGCTAGGCGCAGGATCGTTTCGACCACGGCGCCGGGAAGCCGGTTGATGGTGGCGATGTTTTCGGCGATGGCCAGCGCCATCGTCTCCATCAACAGCACTTCGGTGTTGGCCTCGCGGGCGATCCACCCAGGGTTGACAATCTGGTAGTAGGCGATCATCGCGTCTACCAGTTCTTGCCCGGGGACGTCGAAGATCCGCAGATCAACGTAGGCGCCAAGGTCCGGCGGCGGCCGGTTAAGCGGTTGGCTCATGCGCGCCGCGCCCAGGTGATGGTGACTTCCTCTTTAGCCTCTCGGCGGGTCACCACGACCGAGGCCACATCCACATCGGGGCCGAAGTCGAGCAGGTGGCGGGTCAGCGCGGGGGCCTCCCAGCCCACGAACGCCGGATCGGCGATGCCGAACGAGGGGGCTTGGATGCGTTCGCCGGGGCGGGTGAGCAGCGCGGCGGCGATGCAGTTGTCGATATCGCGGTCCGAGTTTTGCTCGACCACGGCGACCGAACCGCCGGGGCCGAGTTGGAAGGGAAGATCCCAGACCGGAGCCACGCTGCGCATCGTTCCATGCACGTCCAGTGACCAGCGGCGCGGCACACCGGGCTAAGCACAGCGACGTGCCCGGTTGGCCGCCAAGCCGTTGTGAGTGCCGTGACGTACGGAGTCTTGCATGTTGTCTGAGCGAGTGCCCCATCTCAAGTTTTCGATGTAGTTGTTGGCGCGGTTGTTGTCCCAGTGGCAGCCTTCCTTGCCAGGTGGGCGAGGACCGACGAAAGCCTCAAGCACGAGGTGGTGCACCAAGACCTTGGTGGGCTTGCCGTCATTGCGGTAAAGGGTCACGCAGCGGTAGCCCTCGCGATGCTTAACGAGTTTGAGCGTTTTCCCTCTGAGCCGCCATGAGCGACCCCCGCGCACCATGAGGCGATCAAGACTGCGAACGTTTCCCCAGGTAGAGACTTCGTAAATCCCAACATGGGTGGCGATTGGACGCCACTGCTCAGGTAGCATCGACATATCGACCCCTATCCGGTCGGTCGGCCCTGGGGTGTTCCCGCACCGCCAGGGCGTTCTATTCAGATCATCTTAACGCCCAGACAGACAACAGGCCCCC